GTGGAAAAAGGCCTGACGGGATATCGGCGCCACCGTTGCAGCGCTGGCACGCTCGCCAATAGGGCACAAACTCGCGCCATACCTGTAGCGGCCCCTCCTTGCCATGGGCTGCTTGGAGCGCAAGCAAGTCTGCCCAGTCGGTCGCCTCTATCGCTGATCGTTCTACAGCCCAGCGCAAGTCGCGTAGGTGGCGCTTTTCAAGACGGACCTGTTCGCGCTCAGCCTCGCGCTGATCCTTCGCAAACTGCTGCCGCTCGCGTTTGGTGTTCCACTCTCCGCTCACGGCTCCCTCCGGTCGCCGTTCGCAAGCGGGCCCAACGGGCGTCGTTCGTAGGTTGGCATGGTCCCTTGGTGTGGGGTTGCCCTGTAACAGTAGCACCGGGCGCAAGCTTGCGGAATTGCGACCTATGACATACAGTATGGGGGCACTTCGGCAAAACCTGCCATGCAATCCCTAAAAGCAAGCCCTGCCCTGCTGGAACGCCTTGAGCGTCTCGCCGGCTGTTCCGGCCACTGGATCCTGATCCGCGACGGCGAACCTGAAACAGACTGCAGCCACCAGTGGCACCACAGCCCGGACGCTCACCTGCAGACTTGCCTGGCAGAACGCTGGCGCGATGTTTCCCTAGGTTTTGTTCCGTCTTACTGCGGGTTCAGCGACTACAGCCGCACCGGGCTAGTGGGACTGTCCAACTTCCGGGTGCTCACGGATCCCGCCAGCACTCCAGACCCCCATGGCGGAATCCTTGAAGTTGGCTACGGCTGGAATGGCCGCGGCGTGGTGCTGGATCTCTTGCGAGTCCCGGCCGACGTGATCGAAACCGTGGAAGCTCTGGAGGCTTATCCGCTGATCAGCGAGGAAGATCACAGCCAGTTGGAATGGGACGGCATCGCTTCCGATTGGGGCGGTGGGAGCATCGCCGATCGGGTGCGGACCTTGCAGCAGTTGGGGCTGTGCATCTCTGCTGCCCGTGATGACGCCGCACCCTGGCGCGACGGCTTCGACCGACTCCGGGAGATGATCCTAGAGAATCTGAACGAATATCCCACTGCCCTGGCTTAGCGGCCAATCCGTGCTACTGTATATCACGAGACCCCTACCCTAAGGCTCACCTATGACCGCCACCTTCCACTGGACTGGCTCGCACGTCAGCGGTTCTCGCGCTTGCGCTGCCGTACGTTACGCCGGCCCCACCAATAGCCGCGGCAGCCGCTGGCTAGCAACGATCAAACGTGATTCTTCCACCGTGTGGCGCGGTTCTGCCACCTTTGAGGAAGGCCCCATCACGGCAGCCCTAAGGGCTGCTACTAAGGCAGGCGTTGAATGGCAGGCGCTCACCTGCCATAGCCTTGACGCCGATACTTATGTTGTGGGGTTCTGAGCAATGCTTAAAACACTCACCGTTTGGGATGTCGAGCTGACCGATACCTTCGGCGGCCAGGCTAATTACAGTTGGGTGCGCCGCGATCAACTGGCACTGCCCCAAGATGCCAGCCGCCGTAGCATCATCATTGCAGCCAAAGCAGCCCTGGGCCTCACCGGCTGCCGTTGCCGTACGTTTGAGTGCGGCGATGGTTTTGAGCTTCGGTTCTTAGGATCGTGCACCGTTGCCTTTGTGCTGCCTTCCTACTGACTGGCACCCCCACCGATCAACTGCCCCGGCTTGCGCTGGGGCTTTATTATTGGCGCAGATAGTTTGTGACTTTAACCGTGGATGATTCCGGCGGCCAAGATGTAAACAAACCCCAGCGGCCGTATGGCAAGCGGAATCCTGATGCTGTAATTGAGGAGCGCAGGAAGCGGCTTTATAAGCGGCAGCTCAGCGGTTTGACTGTACGCCAGCTAGTTCTAGAACACGCGGATCGTGAGTCTATCGCCGAAGCTACAGCTTGGAGAGACTGGGATGCTGTGAAAGAATGGAATGAGGAGGACTGGAAGCGTGATCGGGACTCGATAGTCTCACGACTTCAGAGCATGAGACTGCGGGCGATCGACGCCGCTATTCGGAAAGGGCAGATTGGTAGCGCACAGCTGCTGATGCGAGACCTTGGTGCAGTGGTCGGCGAGGTTGCGCCAGAAGCCCAGGCAGCCGCGGCCCCGGTGCTGCGCGTGGAGATCGACGACAAGCGGGGCGCGTGAGTCTCATGAGACTCGCCGCCTAGCACTTGACAGCCGGGCTGCTGTGCTACAATACGGGCAAGCTAACCAGGCTTTCCCCATGAAATCACGCACCCTGACCCTTGCCGCGCTGCTGCTAACCGCCGCTGTCGTCGCAATGGGTTTCGACAATTCTCGCCAGTTGGCACGTTGCGAAGCTACCGGCCGCGGCCCTGCAGAGTGCCGGCTGCTGGTGCTCGGGCGCTAAGCCCGCCTACAACAAAGCCCCCCATAAGGGGGGCTTCTTTATGCCTGCTCAGTTGCAGGCGGCTTCCAGTGAGGCGATGGGGTTGGTGCTGGTTGCAGCTTCGACGAGAGCTAGGCCGCCGACGCAGTACTGCACCATATCAACCTCAGCGAGCCAGCGGCCGGCGGCCAGAGGATCGCGGCGGCAGTGGATGCCATGTGCGCGGAGAGCTTCGGCGGCAATGCGAATAGAAGTCATGGCGAGGCTTGCCTGTTTGACCTCTTAAGTTTAACACAGCTGTACGCCAGCCGTGGCCGGGTTGTAACAATTCGTCACAAACGGGGGCGGGGTCCAGAATAGTACAAATGTTTTGCAGGGTCCGGGGAACCTGCTGACACATTTCCACTTCCTCCCCCTGTTACACACCGGGGGCAGGGGTTCAATTCCTGTAATACCCTAGAAAGTACCCGTCACCTACAAAATGGCCGAAACGGCTGGAACCCTCTCCCTCCGCTACGCCCAGGGCCAAGTCTTCTCCAGCCGTAAACGCTTCAGAGTATTGGTAGCTGGCCGTCGCTTCGGCAAAAGTTACCTGTCATGTATCGAGTTGCTGCGTGGGGCGATCGAAAGGCCGGGCGAAACATTTTTCTATGCGGCCCCTACATACCGAATGGCGAAAGACATTGCTTGGAAGGTAATGAAAAAACTCGTCCCCAAAGCCTGGATCAAGTCCAAGAACGAGACCGACCTCAAGATCGAGCTGGTGAACGGCAGCACGATCGAACTGAAGGGCACTGAAAACGCCATGGCCCTACGAGGCCGCAGCCTGGCTGGCGTCGTGCTCGACGAAGCCGCCTTCATGTCCAGTGACGTCTGGTTCGAGGTGATCCGCCCCGCCCTCGCCGACAAACAAGGCTGGGCCCTCTTCATCTCCACCCCCGACGGCACCGCCAGCTGGTTCTACGAACTCTGGCAATACGCCGACAGCGGCGACTCCGACTGGAGCCGCTGGCAATTCACCACCATTGACGGTGATAACGTCCCACCCGAAGAAATCGAAGCCGCCCGCGCCCAACTCGACGCCCGTACCTTCCGCCAAGAATTCGAGGCCAGTTTCGAAAATCTCAGCGGTCTCGTCGCCATCTCATTTAGCGACGAAAACATCGACAGCCTGGTGCAAGACCTCCCGGTCCTCCCGCTGCTACTGGGTGTCGACTTCAACGTGGACCCCATGTCCGCAGTGTGCGCGGTCAAAAAAGGCGACGTTCTCTGGGTCTTCGACGAAATCATCATGACCGGCGGCGCCACCACCTGGGATCTATGCGAAGAAATCCAGTCCCGCTTTGGCGTGGAGCGCCGCATTATCGCCTGCCCCGACCCCACCGGCGGCGCCCGCAAAACCAGCGGCGTTGGCGCCACCGACCACAACATCCTCCGCAAATCCGGCTTCACAGTCTCCAGCCCCCGAAATCCCTGGAAAATCCGCGACAAAATCACCTGCGTCAACACCGCCCTCCTTGATGCCTCTGGAACGCGCCGCCTCTTCATCCACCCCAAATGCAGAGAACTCATCAAATCTCTTCGCACTTTGACCTATGCCCCTGGAACCGGCCTTCCCAACAAAAATCTTGGCGTAGACCACGCTTTTGACGCCTTGGGTTACCTCTGCCTGCAAACTTTCAATCTCGCCAAGCCAGAGAACCTTGGCAAGACCTCCTATCGTGTGTGGTAACAGCCGTAATAATCATGGCCAAAAAGCCCACCAAAGCCCAGAAAAAGGTCGCCAAGGTCATGCGTGAGTACGGCAAAGGCGAACTCCACTCGGGCAGCAAGAAAGGCCCGATGGTTACATCTCGCAAACAGGCAATCGCCATCGCTATGAGCGAAGCCGGCATGGCAAAACCCAAGAAAACCGCGAAAAAATCCACCAAAAAAGGTAAAAAATGATGGCCAAACGCGGTCTTTACAGCAACATCAACGCCAAACGCAAGCGCATCGCCGCCGGCAGCGGCGAAAAAATGCGCAAACCTGGCACCAAAGGCGCCCCAACCGCCGCCGCCTTCCGCGCATCCGCCAAAACCGCCAAAAAACCCAAAAAATAACCCATGGCACTCGGCAGCGGCATCATTTACGACGGCGAACTAACGATCTACGACGTCGGTTCCCGAACCTCCGTCGGATTCTTCAACGCCATCGAAGCCACTGCCCTCAACTGGGCCATCCAAGTCACCGTTTCCGGCCTCACCGGCGGCGGTTCCCAAGCCGTCTTCGACTTTGACGGCAGCCTCGATGGCACCAACTGGGGCCACCTAACCGTCGTCACCAAACACCCTGGAACTAACACCATCAGCTCCGACGAAACGGTGATGTATTACGTCCAAAACCAACCCAACCGTTACCTTCGCGTCCACCTTCTAACCCTCACCAGCACCAACACCGCCACCGTATCCGTCAAACTTGGCGCGATGTAATCATGAGCATCCAAACCATCACTGGTAGCTGCCTCCACATCGAAATCGACGGTGAGGAAGGTATCACGCACGCTACCTTCGTCTTCAAAACCCCCTCCGTCCCAGACACCTTGGGCAATTTCATCAAGTTGCTGGCCCTCGGCATCGAAGTGCTGGTGCCCATCGAAAACCCCGAAGATGAGGAAGAAGACGATGATTGAGTATCGCGGCGAAAAATTTGACGGCTACAACAAGCCCAAGCGCACCCCCAACCACCCCAAAAAATCCCACGTTGTCCTCGCCAAAGAAGGCGACCAAGTAAAACTCATCCGTTTCGGTCAACAAGGCGTCTCTGGTTCACCCAAACGCCAAGGCGAATCCA